AGTGAATTACCTGAAGCATCTTTTGCATCTGAAGCTTGTGACAATCCTTGGAAAGTTTCTAGAATTGATCCAGCAGTACCTGTGATACCACCGTCTTCGTCAACAACAGCAATATGTAATTCATCATTACTTCCACCTACGCTTGAAACATCATCGCTAGTAGTTGGCGCTGCATTGAAATTGAAATAGTATTCCCAATATCTTTTAACAAATGCATTGTTTGCTACTGCGTGTCTTAGTCCGCCGGTTTCTGTTGTACCAGTTGCTTGATTAAATCTAGCAATGGTTAATGTGTGTGTTGATATGGCTGTCACTTTATAGTAATGACCTGATGGAGCAGCAGTAAAGTTGCTACTGATATCTCCAAACTCTAATATGTCACCCACTTGTACCTCTGCACCGTCATCCAACGTGATAGTTGTATCGCCAATTGCCGCAGTTGCGTCATTGACTAAATTATCTGAAGGAAGTGTTTGTGCGTAGGCAGTTGTGTTTGTACACATAGAGACTTTTAGGTTATTACCTGCTGTGCCAGCTTCTCTTGCAATCCATGATCCTACGGATCCTGAACCGTCTGAATAGTTATCTAAGTAATCAGTTGTATTCTTAACCTGTAAACCTGAACCGCCTGAGGCAGCATTTAAGTTTCCGGTTGTTGCTCTGACCACTCGTAAAGCATTTCCGTACTGTAAAAAGTTGGTTGCACTAAAAAAGTATTCGAATGTGTTAGAATCTGGTTTTCCAAAAACTCTAACATACTCGTCTTCACTTGAAACCGTAGTGATTTCATCCATCGGCCCTTTCTCACTAACAACCGCTATCGCACCTATTGAAGTAGATACGGCAGGGATAACGTTAGTAAGATCCTTTTCAGTCACTAGAACGCCTGGTGATACTAAAAAAGCCATTTGTTTTTCTCCTTTTGAGTAGTTAAATTAAAAAAATTATTAATAATCTTTAGTAAAACTATTTATAAATATCAAGTTTTACCAACCTCTTTTGACTTTTACGGGTGACCATGTGGTTCCGTAAGGGTCTTTGTATGTTTCTTGTTCTTCTAATCCGTCATCTATGAAACCAAAAGGTGCCATATCTTGATCTAACAGGTTTTGTTGTTCATCTACAAGTCTTGCTCGAATATCTTGATCTGTTAATTCTTTAAAATATGTTTGATTAGATAACCAAGCAAACATAACCAAACAAGTCACTAAATCATCGCTAGATCCTTCTTCAGCTTCATATTTTTCTTTACCTTTAAGTATATACGTTGATAATTCTGCAATAATGTCAAAATCTTGTACGATAAGTTTATCATGTTCAATTAATGCTTTTAAATTAGAACAACCTATCTTCTTTGTTGCTTTTGTTGTTCGTAAACCTAATTGTGATTGTTTACCACTAAAACCTGTACCTGCAATCTGACCTGAACGACCTCTTTGATTAACCATAATAAGATTATCATATTCTAAATCATATTGCATTGTATCTGCTACCTGACCACCAATATCATTTACTTCAATTAATACCTCTGCTTGATTATAATTGGTTGCTATCTTATGAATGATTTGTGGAAAAATTAATGGTTTAATTTCATTGTTTCTATATTTTGCTACAATTTTATATGGTATGCTAGTTGCATCTGTTATAACAAAAGCACTATAATCATTTACTGTTCCTCTTGCAACATCAACCGTCATTACATACCTATGTCCTTTTTGAGGCATTTCATAAACATCTAAACCAGCATTAGATTGTGTTGGTAGTATGTGAGACATTGTTCTTAACTTAGAACTATTAATAAGTGTATCTACACTACCTAAGAACTCACATTCAAACTCTGTTCTAAATTGTTGTTCACTGGTATTCTTTATTGTTTCTGCTTTCCATTTTTCATCACGACCAGGTACCTCTGACCAATGCACTTCAATAGGTTTATAACTATTGCGATCATGTATGGCGTCATTCCATAATTTATAAAACATATTCATACCATGAGGCGTAGAAACTATCATAACCTTTGATGATTTACCAGAAGATATTGTAGGATAAACTGAACTAAAAAATTGTTCTGCAATGTTATTTGGAACATAAGCAAACTCATCTAAGAATATTACATTATAAGAACCACCACGAACAGCACTTGATGATGTTGCAGCTGCAAGTATTCTACTACCATTCTCTAATTCTAGACTACCTTTGTTCCAATTTATTATACCTTGTTGCAACCACTTAGGTAAATTTTCATATGCAAGTTGTAGTCGACCTAATAAGTCTCTAGCAATTGCAGCTTTGTTTGCAAGTATAGCTATGTTTACATTGGGGTTAAATATGGCATAGTGTAATAGGTATGCAATAATTGTTGTTGACTTACCTGTTTGTCTTGGTAACTTACATATACTAAAACGATTGTTATGAAATGTGTCTACCATTTCTTTTTGAAAGTTATATAACTTAAATGGTTGTAATCCGTGGTCTAGTGTGACAATCTGTATATAGTTAGCAATAAAGTAAACAGGGTTTTCTTGACAACGCAAAAACTCCTCTACTTGTTTTTTGGTAAATCTTACTTTTTGATTTGCCGCTTTTAAATTTGGGTTACCTAAATAAGTTTTATTTTCCATTTTTCTTTATCAATTTTTGTAATTCTGCTGTTGATCCTACAAATAAATTATTCTCTACTTTATTAGGTGCCTTTACAACCTCATCATTTAATTTTTTCATTTTCTCTTGTAACACTAAAAGTTTTTCAGTCACTTCACCTACATTTTTAATTAGTGTTCCTGCTACTTCATATGCTCGTGGGTGGTCGGTTTCTTTTGCCAATTGCACAATACCATCAATGGCATCTTGACCTCGTTCAACAAGGTTGTAAAGATTTTCTCTGCTGTATTTGTAATCGCTATCTATATCCTCTTTTTCTTTAGGACGAGGTATGATAGGTTTACTCTCAACAGGTACGACATCTTTTTTAGCGATGTCCAATATCTCGTTGAGCTTGTCCTCAACTTTTTTCATTAACTATCTTTATCTGTGCCAGATACAGGATCGTATTCGTTTGCATCTTGAAAGAAAGAACTTTCTTCGTTGAACCCAAAGTTATCATCAGCATCTGCTGTAGAAGGATTAGGTGTGACAACATATCTTTGCTCTCTTTTTGCAACAGCAGTATTAGTATCTGTGTATTGATCAACTTGAACTCTCTTAATAACTTTATTACTGGTGACAGGACCATATAAGTACATCTTAGCTGTAAAACTTAAAGTGTACATAATAACTCGTCTTTCAGTAAAATCTCCATCATAACTATCTTCGTATGATACATCACCTAATACAATAGGCACATCACGAACAACATCTAATGTTGGCATGACATTTAAAGTTATAGTGTAATCTGGTTGAAAGGTTGGTAATATTTGTTCAACAATTTGTAAAGCATCTTCACTATTTTTTGCCATAACAAATAAACTAAATCCAACATTGTATGGTACAGGCATATAAGAATTTTGTAAAGACTTACTATCTGCACCTTTTACTTTTTTAAACTTTTGTATTCTATTTAATTTTCTTGCTGGATCGTATTGTAAAGTAGTCATTTCAAAACCTACACGAGGTAATGTTAATGCTGTGGTTCTTGTGTTCTCTGCTGATCTTGAACTATCTTGATCAATACGGGTTAAAAATTTTTGTTTTGGTCCGTATGCCAAAGGAACTTTCATTTTTTGAATTGTTTTACCTGACGAATTTTGTCGATAAACATATAAGTCATTAAACAATGTGCCAAATGCTACAATCGTTTTTCTTATCAATTCATGGTATTGTGCGTCTTTAAACATTATATCTCCTAGTTATCTCTTGGATCACCAAATGGATTCTTTTCTGTGAAATCAAAGATATCGTTATTTGAATCGAAATCATCAAGTCCAGCAGCTGCATCAAAGGCAGCATTGTCACCACCAATTGGGTCTTCATTCATATTTTCTGTTGCGGCATCTTCTAATAATATATATTCGACATATTCTGGATCGTCTTCGTATAAAATATTATCGCCACTTGTTTCGTCTACCAAGAACTCACCTGCTTCTGTTAATACTGCTTCTACATCGCCTACAATATTTTCAGAAAGTAAAGCACCTGATGATGTAGTTCCACTTTCTAATGATATTTGATTAACCAATAAATCCATAGTGTCTTTATCCAAACTACTGTCAATATCTGTGACACCTGTTTCAACACTTTCAGATTGATATTCCCATACTGAACATTTAAGTTTAAATATAGGAAGATCATTAATCTGATACATTGGATCTTCATCTTCAACAAAATCAATTTGCCAAAACTTTTTAAATAAGGGCATCCAAACAATATCACCCTCTCTTGGTCTATTAATTGAAAGAGTGTTTGATGTATTGTCAACCAATACCTCAAATGTTCTTCTTGAAACTACAAAGGTTAATTCATCTCTAACCTCTAAACCAAATTTACCTATTAAATCACCTTGACCAGCAAACCCATTTACATCTTCGACATACATCTCGATGGCATATGCGTCTGTAAATTTATCTGTGGTATTACCTAGTATGTCATCTCTTGTTATTTCTTCTCTAGGTAGGTAGTAAGTATCTTGACCATAGATTTTTAATTGTTCTATGATTAAGTCTTCGTAAAGATTTTTTTCTGCTTGTGTGCCATGACTGAAATAGGTATTTCTCATGGTACTATCCTACCATATAATGAGGTGGCAATTCATATGCTAGTTGGATTTGTTCTTCAAGTTTATTAATTTCTTCTTGAGCTTGTGTGTAGATTTGCTCACCATTCATTTGAACACCACCTAACATTGCAACACCTTGAAACTTTGATAAATTTGTACCCCATTGTTTTTTAACTAACTGGATAAGATATTTTTTTAAAAAGATATCATCAAATACATCGCTAAAATTAGAACCATCTAATTTACGATAACATTCTATAATCATAAAATCACCTGCATCAACATCATTTTTCCAATCCATGTCAACATACAGTCTATTAGTATGTGCGTTAAATCTTATTGGTCTTTCACCAACAAGTATATGATCTAATAAATCTAAATGTCTTAGTGTCATATCGTAATGAATAATACTTGTAGATGAAAAATCATATAGGTCGTTTAATCTTAACTGATATCTTACATCAAATAAATTTAATGCAGCCTTATCTGTAAATGGAAAAACTTGTATTACGGACATAACGTTAGAGGGCATAGGTATATAATTTTTACCTTCTTTGAAAATTGCTGTAACTGTGGAATCTCTACTATCTGTAACAGTAGATAACGTTTCATCACTTCTTGCTCTTGTAATATCATCTGCCGTAACTTGATATTTAAGATACATTCTTTCCACACCATCATAATGATACTGAGCAAAGTATTGTAATGCTTCGTCTATTCTATCCTCTACTTGATCGTCTTCTACATTTATCTCAATAACAGGTTTACCTAATGCTCTTAGGCAATATTGTTTGAGTGTTTCTCTTGTAGTTATTGGGTTATTTTGTGCCATGTTATAGTCCTTATTAGACTATTTATATTAACCTAGCGCTATGGCTTGTGCAATAGCGAAAGATGAGGTTGCTTTTGTGTCTAATTGTGTTTGAATATTACTTGATACGCCGTCTAAATGTCCTATTTCTGTTGCCGTTACAGCACTTACAGATACATCACCACTACCATCAGACACTAATGCCCTTGCAGTCGTAAGATTTTCCATTTTACTAAATGCAATAGCAGCACTAGATTTGATATCTGCATTGACTATATTTGTAATTGTGTTGTTGTCGCTATCAATACTTTTATTTG